AAAAAGCAGCAGAGTTGTATCCTTACGCAGCAACCGGAACAATTCATTGGGCGCAACAAGTATGTAGGCAGGAAGGTTTTCTCTCCGGTGCAAACTGGAAAGCATCCCAACACGAGTGGGTGAAGTGTAGTGAACGATTTCCTACTTATGAGGATGGAGACATTGAATGCTTAGTTGATGTTGCAAGGTGGTCTTCATATGAAAAAAGATGGGTAAGAGTAGCCGCAATGCATTGGGCAAACTTACAAATGTACCCAGATTTTATATGGTGTAGGCGCAACACTAACTATCCTGAACCTCCAAAAACAGAGATATGACACAGAAAGAAGTAAACTTTGTTTTTAATTTAGTATTGGCAGCAACTAGCGATCCATATTTCTGCCAAAAACCTAGAGGCGAAAGAATGGCGTGGGTTGCAAATAATCTAAGAGCTATTGGCATAGACACTCACCCAATAGGAATGAGTTGGGGGTATATCGTTGACGCTAAATTTAGAGAACACACGCCTATAAATCACAAAAACCTTGAACAATGAATACCCTCACTCCCTCACAGATAGAAGTACTTGCCCGGTTTTTGGGGTGGAAACACTTTCCGGAAACAAAAACAACAAACGAAGTTTATCAGAAAGACGATGATATGTTATACCCTGATGAATTAGTATGGCAACACCTCACATCCCCTGGCGTGTTGATTTCAATGCGGTTGAATGTATTGAAGAAATTACAAAAAATGGAAGGGATGTATGGCGAAGAAGTCAAGTTCAATGAAGAAGTGACAGACCTAATCCTCTCCGGAGAATACACCGCCGCCGCGATAAAGACAAGTGAAATAATACAAAAATTGGAAGCATGAAAACAGCAATGAAAAATCTAATCGAAAAGATAGCATACGAAAACGAGTTTGGAACATGGATGACTGGGCTTGTTGAAGATTCTAATATTTCAGATATGGTTGAAAAAGCCTTAAAAGAAGAACGCCAGCAGATAGAGGATGCTTTGCTGTACGGCCATGCCGAGGCAACGCATACATCACCTGTTATAGACCTTTCTTTTACAGACAGATACTTCACCGAAAATTTTGAACAATGAACAACTGGATTAAAGAGCATAGAGTATGTTATTCAACAGGAACACCAATAGGTGAATGGGCCATCCCTGTCTCAGCCCTTGAGGAACTATTCAGTAAGGACGGCGAGCAGTTAGCGAGGGAGATGTATCCTTGGAATGATATACCTGAAATGGATGAAAAGAACCCTGAATGGTGGAAAGAACATGGCAAGCAGATTGAAGTATTCCAAAACAATATTATAAACAAACTTCAGTCGAAAGCCTTCCTCGAAGCCTACAATATTCAAGAAGTGAAGATGCAGGCATTGAAGAAAGAGGTGGAGGAGTTGAAGGCGGTTATTCAAGGCTATGCGCCAAATATTACAGACCCTAATGACTGTAAACAATGCGGAGGCGAAGGAGGATGGTATGAAGATGTAGCAGGAGATGGATTAGGCAGTATGTGGATCAGTTGCGATGAGTGCGGAGAAGATGATGAACCATTAAACCCACAACCATGAGGGAATTAAAATACCCCTGCACGTGCAGCAGTTCAATAGAGCGGTTAAATTGCAAAGAGAATTGCGACCATGTAACACAAAAGCAATCGGTGAAGATTAAACCAAAAACAATGATACCATTCGACTTAGAAAAATTTAAGCAAGGCGCAGTAGCTGTGGACATCTTTGACCGAGATGTTACTTTTCATTATGTTTGTAATGACGAGTACTTAGGTTACAGTTTTATAAAAGATGGTGAAAAGTGGAATGGTTCATTGCCGTTGGAATCGGCTTTAAAGCGCTGGCACATGAAACCCCCCCCAAAGTGGATAGTATTCCGTGAGTTTGACAGCAAGGATGAGGCAAAGCAGTATGCGGAGTTTTTTGGCTTAACTAAGTTTATCTGGAAAATAGAAAAACGCTAAATTTATACTGATGGACGCAAAAGAGTTAAGAATAGGGAACTGGGTAAGATACCACCACAATGGCGGGTTTATAGATGCGCAGATATTTCATTTAACCGATGAAGATATAAATGTATTACCCATTGAGCTTTCACCGGAGATACTAGAGAAGTGCGGGTTTGAAGATGAGTATGGCAATGGAAGATACTATTTTGATGGACTTGAGTATTACCATGGAAAGCTTTGGTTTCGGACATCGGAAATTAAAATTCAATACCTGCACCAATTCCAGAATATTTATTTCGCTTTAACAGGCGAAGAGCTAGAGGTTAATTTAACCGTTTAAAAAATACATCATGGAACTAGAAATAAGCGAAGACGGCGGGCATACATTTCGAAATATTCAGGTTGTTACAAGCATTAGCAAAGATTTTACGGTATGGATTCGCTACGAAGATGGCAGTGTACGGAGGGGCTATGTAGACTACTGGAATCCAGAATGGGACACAATAGAAGGCGTTTATAATGACAAGAAAGTAACAATAGGGTTGGTTGAGTTTTAACCGTTGTTTAAAAAACGTGCATAATTATTGAATAATATCTAACAAAGTTTAGGTAAATTTGAAGCGGGTTGAAAAATGCCCGCTTTTTTCATTTGTGGCGTATAACAAAAATGAAATCCTACAACAGGCACTTTCGGCAATAGAAGAGCATAACTGCACAAAATTAGCCGAGGTGTTTTTGCATTTACCCATAGATGAGACTACTCTTTACACTTGGGAAATCGAGTTTCTCGATAAGATTAAGGCAAAAATAGCCGATCAGAAGGTAAAGATTAAGGCTAAAATGAAAAAAAGGTGGTTTGATTCGGATAATCCAGCGCTAGCAATAGCAGCAATGAAGCTGATAGCCGATGAAGAAGAGATGGAAGCCTTAAACACGAGCAAAGTAAAGCAAGACAATACCCATTCCTTTAGTGATTTACCAACAGTAAACTTTGTCAGAAAAGATTGATATAGAGGTTACGAGGCTGTATGAGGAAAATCTTGAAGCTCTTTTAAATAGCGATAAACGGTACATAGTTAATGAGGGCGGTGCTAGATCGGGCAAGTCGTATAGCATAATGCAAGTCCTAATAACCTATGCCATAAACAACCCTAATACTTCCATAACGGTGGTATCCCATTCCCTTCCTCACTTGAAAAAGGGTGCTTTAAGGGACTTTGGGAACATAATAAAGGCGATGGGTTGGTATAGGGAAGCATGGCACAATATGAGCGATAACATATATAACCTGCCAAACGGTAGTTATATAGAGTTTTACGGGCTAGAGGAACACGACAAAGCAAAAGGCCCAGGCCGAAAGATACTGTTTATTAATGAGGCTAACCTTATCAGCAAGGCTCTATTTGACCAATTGGATATGCGTACCCAATACAAGGTTATAATAGACCTCAACCCGTCAGATTTTGACTGTTGGTGTTACGCTGTGGCTGATGGTGACGATGCGGTTAAACTACATAGCACCTATAAGGATAACAAGTTTCTCCCAGCACCACAGATAAGGGTAATAGAAAGCTACAAAGATGCGGACGAGATGATGTGGCAGGTATTCGGACTAGGACTAAGGGGAACAAGCAAAGAACAGATCTACACCCATTGGAAGTTAACAGATAGCATACCTGAAGGCCAGGTTTTTTACGGCCTTGATTTTGGCTACAATGTGGCCTCAGCACTGGTGCGAATAACAATAGCGGACGGTGTGGCCTATGTTAAGGAGATGCTCTATAAGACCCGATTAACTACCTCGGACCTAATAACAGAACTACAAAATTTAGCGTTGAAACGGACAGATGAAATATTCTGTGATGCTGCCGAACCAAAGACAATTGAAGAATTATACCGGGCAGGATTTAACGTTAAGCCAGCGGACAAAGACGTAACAGAGGGAATAAGGAAAGTAAAGAGCTATCCTTTGTTCATCGAAAAGAACAGTTTAAACATCATAGCTGAGATAAAGAAATACAAGTGGAAAGTGGACAAGAACGAGGTGGTATTAGATGAGCCGGATAAAGAGAATGACCACGTTATGGACGCGATGAGATACGCGATATTCACAAAAAGTAAAACACCTACGTTAACGTGGGGCGCAATATAAACGATGGGTTTATTTGACATCTTTAAGAAAAAAGGTTTAAATCCGAATCAGCCGACAATGCCTTTTCCGATGGTATTCGGCCAGACGGTGATGAGCCAATACAACAAACAAACATCAGTTGAGGATAGCTATGCTTCCAATGCGGATGTATATTCCATTGTTTCGCTCTTGGCAAGGAAGGCAAGTTCGATTCCCTGGTATGTTTACAAGAAAAGCAAAGATAAAGGGGCTAAAGTAGCCTTAGAACGGTATAAAAGTCTTTCAAGGGGAATAAGTACGGGTTCGGTTGCTGAGGCCCTTAAATGGCGGGAAAAGGCCTACGATTCAGATGACATCGTTGAAGATGGGCAACTAGCTGAGATCCTGCAAAGACCTAACCCATCGCAGGGACAAGATAAGTTCTTTGAGAGTTTATACACATGGTACTGGTTGACCGGGGAGGGATTTATCTGGGGCAATAACGGAGGATCAGATAATCCGAAAGCTCCCATAGTAGAGATGTTCCCGCTACCTAGTCAGGAGATGGATCACATTCTAGATCCTAATGACATATTCGGAATACTAGGCTGGAAATTAAATGTAGCTAGGGGTATTCCTTTGAGCAAGGAATCGGTCCTTCAGTGGAAGATGCCTAACCCGACTGTAATTGATGACCATATAGGGATTAGGGGTATGAGTCCACTTCAGGCCGCTTATAGGACCTCAATGATGGGGAACGAGGCTGAGATAGCTGCCTATTCGATGATGAAGAACGGCGGCGCGAAGGGTGCGTTAAGTCCTGAGCCAGTTAACCAACAGGTGCCAATGGTGACACTTGAACAAGCGCACGAAATTAAAAACTTCATGCGTGACTATGTGAACGGTGGCACTAATAAAGGAAATATAACTGTACTTCAAACCCCCTGGAAATATCTTGATTTCGGTTTGAGTTCGGTAGATATGCAGCTGATAGAAAGCCAAAAGATTACCCTTCACAAACTTTGTAGGGTCTTTGGCGTGCCGGTGGTTCTGTTTGAGGCCGATTACATGACTGATAACAACTACCAGAATGCACTGAGGGACTTGGTAACTAATACGATAGTTCCTGCCAT